ACCGCGACTCCCTGGGGCTTAGACAGCCCCAGACGAATGGGAACAGTTGACTGATAGCTTTCTTCGCTATTCAGGTAACCATTCCCAACCGCTCTTCCATTGATAAACAATGGATGACCTAGTGACGGGTCTCCCGAATAACCCCCTCATGGACTGTCGTCCACGAGTAAAGGGGCATCTGGGAGGATCTAGCTTAGGACCTGGTTTTTCATACCAAGGTCTACGCAAGAGTCCGTCTTTGCTACGTGCTAACTCAGCTAATAGTACACCGTATGATCTTACTACAATAGAACGTAAGGTCAAAACACGGTATCGAACTAGCTGTCCCTCCATTCCGCCCTTGGGTCTGGATAGAGAAGAAGCCTCACTAAGTGAGGAGATAACGCCACAGTCCCCATATTCTGGGGGTACGCGGAGCTGTCTCCAATCTTTTGGGATCTTCTTAACTAGCCATTTCCAAGTTTCTCGGAAAAGAGGATCGCAGAAATACTCACCACCTAGACGGTGGCTCCATCTCCTTAAGGAGTTGGCTATCTGGAGAGAGTAAGGAATGTTTCCCTCACTCCCTCTGAGATAGAAAGGGCGAACGTTTTGCCCTTTAAAGTAATCTGCGCCGCACGACTCGAAGAAGTTTCCTGCCAGGAAACTTTTCGACCCGTTCACTCTAAACCCTAGAAAGTTTAGAGCCTCGATCACATCTTTCGCAAATTCGCGAGGTACGATAATATCATCACCGTACACCGCGCAATCCTCCAGCCTATCCGACGGAACAAAGGTTTTTACCACAGAATAGAAGAGCAAGCTCTCCAACTCAAAGGTGAAACCATTACCCATCGAACTAAGCTTTTCGAGCTCTACACAGTCACCATCAGGCAACTGCGTATACTCGGAACGAAGCAAGAAAATAAACTCTTGCCAATCAGGGGGAAAGAACGAAAAGATAACGCCCCAGGAGAGGGAGTCGGAGGCCTGAGCAAGGTCGATAGTCGCAAGACGATCGACATGTGCTCTGGCAGCCAATTTCTGATTCCTGGTTTGTTTATTAAGATCGAGCCCAGAACTTCTAAGACGTTTTCGCATATACGAGCCTAGCCCCAACTGAACATACATGTTCAGCGTGGGTTCGACGCATATACCGCGATTAGTCTTAGCGTTCTTTGGAACGGTTGTAAATCTATTACCCTGATCCACTATCTTAGTAGACTTCTGGTGTTCCCACCAGTTATCGCCTATAATAGAACGGAAGAAAGGTATTAGACTCGCGGTTAAATGTAGTGGTTTATCATATTTGTCTGATATGATACTACTAACCCCGCGTACACCTGTGGAGGCACCTGGTCCAAATCGGCTAAACTCAGTTACTATTGAGTTCAACGTCGTATTTGTACAGGGTCCGAGTATATTTGCAATCTCTTTACGGAAACGCCTCACCCAACTGGGATGAGGCTCGTCCAAAAGACGATTGTTCGTATACGCACACAGGAGCTCTGCGTCAAAAAACGCACTAAGAGCACGTCCCGCTCTATCGATACCGAGGGGCAGATTTGGACTCTTTTGCAAGATCTCAGTGAGGAGGTAGTCTATCGCGAAATTGCGGTAGTCCTCATAATCACTGTGGTTGCACTTAAGATCTATAATCTGCGACCATTCACTGTTTTCTAATAACATGAAAACGGTTAAGGATCTCGGGGTATCAACAGATAGACAGAGACGTTGTACGGTCTGGACTTCCAACGTAAAGTCGGAAGAAATGGCCCTTTCGGAAAAAGTGGTCATTAGCGTGTACTCCTAAACTACGATTAAATGAACTTATTGCTTTGAAAAAGAGAGCATGTTTGCTCCCTGATCCAAAAGCCATGAAGGAATTTCGGTCAGTAGACCAAAACTAAGCAGAACCGTAGCAATCAGTAAAATCCAGGGCTTCTCAATCTTTCGATTGAGGAACTTAAGGAGAATTCCGATAGCTATAGAATCTAACTTAATCTTCATGTTAATAAGCTCCCTCTCCATTCTCAACCGCTACTTGAATGATTGCGTTAGCAATTAAATTGCTACACAAAGCATAAAAGTGTTCACGATTCTCGACGGTAAATCTGTCGGGAACAATGAAACTGGTTTTGAATCGAGCAACGTCGATGTCGTTCTCGTCCGTAACCAGATAATCTGGATTCGGAAAAGAAAGCGAAGCATTAACGTGAGTCGTAGGCCTCTTGGTAGAGGCAGGAGACACACCCAGAGTCAGATT